AAATTGAGCAGGAGATCAATCAATGGCAAAAACTGTAAAAACATGGGGCTATCACGTCTTGATAGCCATCGACCAACTGTTTAACGCCCTCATTGGCGGGGCGGCAGATGAAACGCTATCCAGTCGCACCTATCGCGGCGCAGTACTCTCCCCTACCCCACGCAAACGCTGGCGCATTTGGTATCGTGTGATTAACGCCGTCTTTTTTGACGCCAATCATTGTAAGACGGCGTACGAAAGCGAGGTTAAGCGGCGGCAATATCCAGCCGACTTCAAAAACACCTAAAAACAGACCGCACTTTTAACCGAAGTGCGGTTTTTTTGTCAACCACCAACCCACATCCGCAACTACTCGCACTACGCCGACTAACCAATCACAATAAAGTCAATTTTGAACCACCTACCAGGAAAAAACGCATGAGTGAAGAATATTTGCATGGCGTCCGCGTGAATGAAATCACGCAAGCCATCCGAACATTAACAACATCATCCACTGCGGTTATTGGCTTAGTGGCAACTGCAGAAGATGCCGATGCCGAAGCTTATCCGCTAAACAAACCGACACTTTTAACGGGCATTACCTCTGCCGCAATTGCAAAAGCCGGTAAAAAAGGCACATTAAGCCGAGCATTAAGCGGCATTGCCGACATTGTCAATTGTAAAACAATTGTCATCCGTGTCGCCGAGGTCGCCGACGAAGCACAAATGAAAGCGAATGTGATCGGCGGCGTTGACGAAAGCACCGGCACTTATACCGGATTAAAAGCATTCCTCGTTTCTTCGGCCGTTTGTGGCGTAAAACCACGTATTTTCTGCGTGCCGAAATACGACACACAAGAAGTTACCACCGCATTAGTTGGCGTGGCACAAAAATTAAATGGCTTTGTTTATGCGTCTTGTTCCGGTTGCGAAACAAAAGAACAAGCTGTGGCATATCGCCGCAACTTCTCACAACGCGAATTAATGTTGATTTTCGGCGATTTCTTGTCGTTTAACGTCAATACCAAGAAAACCGAAATCGACTATGCCGTCACCCGTGCCGCCGCAATGCGTGCGTACATGGACACAACAGTCGGCTGGCACACATGTATCTCTAACAAAGGCTTAAACGGCGTAAAAGGCGTGACAAAACCTTTATCATTTGACATTAACGATAATGCGACCGACGTCAATTATCTTAATGAGCAGGGCATTACTTGTTGTGTTAACTACAACGGCTTCAAATTTTGGGGCTTGCGTACTTGTTCAGCGGATAAATTATTTATTTTTGAAAACTACACCCGCACGGCGCAAGTGTTGAAAGATACGATTGCACAATCTTTTGATTATGCGGTTGATTTAGATATTTCGGTGGCGTTAGTAAAAGACATCATCGAAGCCATTAACGCGAAATGGCGCGACTGGGTGACAAAAGGCTATTTAGTCGGCGGTAAAGCATGGCTCAACAAAGAGCTAAACAGCGCAACAAACTTAAAAGATGCAAAATTGCTGATCTCTTACGATTACTGCGCCGTGCCGCCGTTAGAACAACTCGGCTTTAACCAATACATTTCGGACGAATATTTAGTGCAATTCGCCGAAAAACTCGCGGCATAGGTAAGGAGTAACAAAACATGGCATTACCTCGCAAATTAAAACTAATGAACTTAATGATTGATGGCGGGAAATTTTTGGGGACGGTCAACGAAGTGACGCAACCAAAACTAGCGATGAAAGCCGAAGAATATCGTGCAGGCGGTCAAATCGCCCCGGTTGACATCAACATGGGGTTAGAAAAACTCGAAGCCGAATTCAAAATGGGCGGCTACATGGTAGAGCTTATCAGCAAATTTGGCGCAACCATCGACGGCATGCAAATGCGTTTTATGGGCGCATACGAGCAGGACGACAGCGGCGATGTGACCAGCGTCGAACTGGTTATGCGTGGGCGTTTTTCCGAAATCGACCCGGGCAACAGCAAAGTGGGCGATGATACCGAGCAAAATTTCAAAGTGCCTTTGACTTACTACAAAATCATTGTTGACGGCAAAGAGCTGGTCGAAATTGACGCACTTAACACGATTTTTATCGTTGACGGCGTCGATAAACTCGCCGAGCACCGCGCCGCAATCGGTCTTTAAAACCTTATCAATTCACACACCACCCGCCCCGGAAACGGGGCATTTTTTGAACTTGTAGGATTTACAAAATGAACAAAGAAACCCAAAAAATGATTGAACTGATTAACCCGATTGTGCGCGGAGAAAAGGAATTTAAACAAATCATCGTCTTAAAACCAACTGTGCCGGCACTAAAAGGCTTAAAAATGCTGGATGTGTTGCAAATGGACGTTGACGCGTTGCAAGTGTTGTTGCCGCGAATCACTCAGCCAATGTTACATAAAAACGATTTTATCAACATGGAAGTGGATGATTTCACCGAGTTAGCAACGGCGGCAATTGGTTTTTTAGGGCAGAAATCGGCGACCGAAACGGACGACACCGAAACCAACCCGCAATAATTGCCGCAACCGTTGATGACGCCATCGCGGATATTGCAACAGTGTTTCACTGGCCGCCATCAGCTTACGCGGATATGACATTCACGGAGCTGATGGACTGGCGCGAAAAAGCCCGCGAACGGCACGAACAAGAACAACAAGAGTAAATACAAAGTGCGGTAGATTCTGACCGCACTTTTTTATAAAGGAATGACTATGCAACAGAAAGAACTTACTTACAAAAGCTGGATTCAAGCAATTTTACTTATCGCCATAATTATTTGCATTTATCAATTTGCAAATATTAGAGCGCAGTCTGTTTTAGACTGGATTCTTAGTATTTTTATCGCTTTTGGCGTTATCGCTTCAGTCAGCAATTCGGTAAAACAAGTAGTGATCTATACAAAAGCAAAATTTAATTTTGAATTTTGGCTAGCACTAATTATAGGCGCATTACTTGTTTATTTTGATCGCACCATTCTCTCCAGTTGTTTCACATTGGTAAATATTATTTTTATTTGTACATGCGCTAAAAAAGGCAATTAAATATGCTACAAAATTTCGCCATGGCGGCGCTGGGGATGTTTGTTTTTACCCGCACCACAATCCCTTTTCAAACCCTTGATCGCGAAAGCACGTGGCGCCACCCAACAAATAGCGTTGTCGGCGCTATGCCGCGCACTCAGTTTACGGGCAAAGAGGGCGAAAAAATCACCATCAGCGGGCGCCTTATGCCCGAAATCACGGGCGGGCGCTTCAGCATTAAAGCCCTTGAATTAATGGCAGACAGCGGCGGGAGCTTTCCGTTTATTGAGGGGGCAACCTTTGAACTGGTGGGCTTTTTTGTCATTGAGAATATCTCCGAAACTCGCTCCGAAATGTTCGGCGACGGTGCACCGCGTGCCATTGATTTTTCAATGACGCTGAAACGCACCGACGACCCGAAACTAATCGGCATCGCAAACGAAATTATGAGTGCATTTTGATGTTGGAAAATCTTTTAAACAACAACCACAAAACGCCGCAATTTAGCGTCACCGTCACCCCGCAGGGCGGCGAAACGAAAGACATTACCCAACTGGTGACCGATCGCATCATGAGCATGCGTATTGATGACAATCGCGGCTTTGTGGCGGATATGTTGGATTTAGAGTTAAGCGACCACGACGGCAAGCTAGACATACCGCCGCGCAATGCCATTTTAGAGGTGGCGATCGGATGGAAAGGCGAACAGCTTATCAATAAGGGCAAATTCACCGTTGATGAAATAGAATTCAGCGGCGCGCCGGATAAACTGACGATTCGCGCCCGTGCCGCCGACATGAAAGGCTCACTGACCACGCCGAAAGAACGGTCATTTCACCAAATTAAAATTGGTGCATTAATTGCGCAAATTGCCGCAGAAAACAAACTCGATAGCCGTTGTGGAGAGATTTACGAAAAGCAAACTATCCCGCACTTAGACCAAACCAACGAAAGCGACATTAATCTGCTTTCGCGCCTTGCCGAACAATATGATGCCATTGCCACCGTGAAAAACGGCGTGCTTTTGTTTATTCCCGCCGGAACATCGAAAACCGCGAGCGGAAAAGACATTGAGCAGATGCAGATCACTAAAAAAGCGGGCGATAGCTACACATTTTCGGTTGTCGAAAACAACAACTATAAAGCCGTGCGCGCCTATTGGTACAACACCGACAACGGCAAAAAAGGCGAAGTGCTGATCGATGAAAACTCGAAGGTAGAGCTTGTCAACCGCACTACTAAAAAAGGCAAGGTGAGCAAGCAGAAAAAACACGCCGTGCAACAAACTGCACCGGTAACGACCGATTCGGAACAAATCAAAACATTACGCCATACCTACAAATATGAAGCAAGCGCAATCCAAAGCGCTAAATCCGCTTTTGATAAACTCAAACGCGGCGTTGCCACGTTTAAAATCACCATGGCTTACGGCGACCCCATGCTAATGCCGGAAACCACCGTACAACTGCGCGGCTTTAAAAAAGAAATTGATAATTCAAACTGGCTAATCACCCAAGTAAGCCACACAATAACCGACAGCGGCTATACAGCCGACGTGGAGTGCGAATTAAAGATTGACGAGGACAAATAAAAAAGGCGGGAAACCGCCTTTATTTTGTTGATGTAGATTTAAAAGAGTTGGCAAATCATGAAGCGCCACCAAGGGACCTCTTTCAATTCGGAAGCATCCACCCCTTGCGCAGTAGCTTCTTCATTCCAACACAAATCATTCAGCGCTTTAAGTACTTTCGGCTCGTTTGATTCAATAGCGCGGATTTCATCGGCGACCGAATCAAGCAAATCTTCTGTTAAAGGTTCTTTTATTAATCGTCTTTCCTGAACTGCATATTGCTTGGAAAAATCGAAGTGATCCCTTGCTTTAGCGGCAAAACCGAAAACCAATGCCAACGCCGAAAGAACTGTAAGCGTTAGCCCTAACCACATGGCTAGATTCGTATTTTGTTGCGATAGTGCGAAAACACTACCGGAACCGAAAACGATAGAAATCACGTTAGTGAATTTATCCAGCAGATCAAAAAAATGTTGGCGTGCTTTATGATAGCGAATTGAGCGACCAAGGTTAAAATTTAGGGCATATTCTCTATCTAAAAGCGCTTCATTCTCATTTGTCGCCGGGTTGGTTGTTTCCTCTGCCTGCGCGGCTTGGCGGTGGACTGTTTTCTCGCACATAGTTGCCCCTCTCTTTGTGGCTTTCATTTATCTGGCGATAATCTTCACGGCTATAGTTGCCGCGACTTTTATCGCACGGTTGTGGGGTATTAGAGTTTTTATTTTCAGCCATTTTAGAACCTCATTAATAGATTAATATATATTAATTTTATGTCATTCATTGATTAACGAATTACCCACACACATTCTCACACGGCACACCATCACCGTCTCGATCTAAACGGCTTTCGCCGCATTCGTTTAAGTGGAATTTAGCCTCAGCGCAAGAACGCATTTCTTTGCAATATTTAGTGTCCTCACAACTAAACTGTTCCGCATTGGCTTTTTTGCTTTTGGCAAGGGCGGGGGAAGAAATTAAACAAAGTGCGGTCAGAATTAAGAGTAGTTTTTTCATTATCAGCTCCCCATAATATTACTAAGCCATTGTTCCTCTGTGATCACTTTCACCTTATGCCCCTGTTTTTGATACTCTTTCGCCTTTTCAATTTTTCGACCGAAACTTTGATAAATCCAATCGCGGGAATTGAGAGTGCCGACAATCAAATAATCTAAATCAGAACGCCAATCTTTTATTGGAAAGCAGCCAAGTTCCCATGCTTTTTCTTCACATTTGGCGCGTGATCCATAAATGAACTTCCCGGTAAAGCAAAGCACCTTATCAGTAAAATCGACATCAGATATATCATCGAAAAATGATTTTCCCATGGCTAAACCGTCAACTACGCCGTTTTCTGGGTCGCTACCGGTGAAATCAATAAGCATATATTTTAATTGGTGGCGTTCTTCTTCTGTGATAATGCCATCGGCAAGAATATCAGTAACTAAGCGATATAATTCACTACCGGGATAGTTATTCTTTAATAAGCCATTTTGACTTAGCCACCAATTTAAATAGCGAATTTCATCATCATTTAATTTATTGTCAGAAATTACCCCTTTACACAAACCAGACAATAAGTGCATATCGGATTCTTTTGAGTAAAGGTCAATGTTGGGAAGGTCTAGGATGTCTCGCTGAATGAGAAGTAGGGTGGATTTGAGTGCTTTTAATTCGTCTTTTGTTACTTTCCCATCAAAACGAATATCAATAATGTGATCGCGGATTTGTTGAAAAATGACATTGTCTTGTAAAGATTTGGCTTCAAGTAACCAAGTGTCAAGATAAAGCAATTCTTGTTCGGTAATCTCTCCATCGCAGGTTATCCCATCAATAATGCTGATTAAATTTGCAAACAATTTATTGCGATTTCGCACATAATTATAGCTATACAATTCGTCTTTCATTTTGTCATCTTCGGTCTTAGGTTTTACAAATCTTTCGGTTTTAATTCTACCGCTTTAATAAACTTCCCAATAATCTCGGCGGTGTCAAATAAGTCTTCTGTGATTTCAAACGGGTGATAAAGCGGGTTGTCGCTTAATGCCATAATCACCCCAGTCGGTAGGCGTTGCAGGCGTTTGATGTAGGTTTCGCCGTTTAAGTTGAACGAATACACGCCCTCACCAATATATTCTTTTACGTTGGTGTCGATAAATACGATGTCGTTTTGCGTAATGGTTGGCACCATGCTGTCAGTCGGCACTTTGAACATATACACGCCATCGGTCGTTGTTCTGCCTAAAATCCGTTTCACGCCCTCATGGGTAAAGAAAATAGACGATATAACATCAGGATATTCAAGATTAATAATTCCCGAACTGTGTGCTGCCAATTCGGCATCTAATAAATCCACCCGTAGGGTATGATCATCGTCCTTTTCTGATGTAAATGCGAAAACATCAGCCTCCGGAGATCCCTCCCCTGTCTTCAACCAGTGCGCATTTACACCAAGTGCAGTCGCAATTTCTAGGATGTTTTTAGGCGATCTTGTTTTTCCATTTAAAACATAATTAATTGCCTGTTGAGATACATTCACTTTTTTGGCTAGTGCATCTTCAGTTAACTCATTGACTTTTAATAAATATCTTAAACGGTCAGATAGGGTTTTCATTACAATTCTCCTTGTTAGATGACTATACAAGCGAAATTGTAACAATACAAACAAGAAAAATTGTTGTTTATTTACAAAAATACTTGTAGTATGTATTCAAACTTAACAAGTAAGAGCTGAAATATGAGCAAAACTAATGAAAAATTTGTAAAAGCCGTTTCAGGTATTGGCTCACAGCAAATACTGGCTAAAGAATGTGGCGTAAGCCAACAAACGGTTAGTTTATGGCTTAACGGTGGAAAAATGGATGTGCGCCATATCCCCGCCATTATCAAAGCCACAAATGGCGCAGTGAAACCCGAAGACCTGCGCCCCGATGTAGATTGGGCAGTGATTCGGAATAGTTAAACAATAAGGTGGTAAGTGTGAACGTAGATCATAAATGCACGAATTGCGGAAGTAACAACATCCGTGTGCGCACATCAGAAAAAATTGGCTTGTTGTCCATAGATGTTATCGCCTATTGCAACAACTGTGGCACAGAACTCAAGGTGACAAGCCAAATCACTCGGGTGCGAACGCCGGTTTATAACGAACGACCGGAAGCCTTAATGACGAATAAACCGTTAAATCAGATTGACGAGCGTCAGCAAGAAATCGCCCTCGATTAATTCTTAATTTCCAAACCGTAATAACAAGACTTGTCGTTTGAAGAAATTCAATCGACAGGATTTTTTCACCCAAAATTTGAGGAGTTGAACAATGATTAAACAAAAATATAGCCGCAAAGTGGTGGCACAAAACAAAAGACGTACTTCATTTTTTCAGTTTATGAATGATGTGAAAAAACAATTCGGCTTGCAAGCCCGCATTAATGCCAAACAAGTGCAACTGAATACCAATCAGATCATCACAAACGAAGAAATCTTGGCGCGTTTAGCCAATTTAGAACGCATTGTGTTGCCGGAAAGTGCGGTTAAAAAATGTGGCGTTTGGGCTTGGATGAAAGGGCTTTTTAGCAAGTAAACACGGGGGCGAATAATGAGCGCATGGGAAGAAATGCAGGCAGAGCAAGAGGCGGAAAACATCAGCGACATTAAATCGGGCAAATATGCCAACGGTTATGAGCTATTCAAAGCAAAACGCGCAGAGAATTTCGGCGTTTCCGCAAACAATGCCGTGCGTCAATTTGCCAATTTTGCCGAAGCCCATCCGGTTGCCGCCCGCGGTTTAAGTGAGCTTTTGCAATTAACCCACGCCGAAGCCGATTTGCGCGATTACACCGAAGCCGAGCGCGACTTAATTTATAAGTTTTTATGGGTGGCCGATCGTTTAAAAGCACATTTCGGCACACCAACAAGCCGCCGCGATTTTGCCATGGCAGTACATCACACTAAAGCGAGTTAAAAAAATGGAAAGAAACATCATCGAACTATCAGAAACCTATCAACTGGGCGTCAGCGACAACGGTTTTGTTGTTTATCAGCTACGCCAAGAGGGCGACAAGTGGAGAAAAAACAAAGGCACCTTTTGCAAAACTTTTGAGGGCGCACTTGATTTTTTAATTAATTGCGAAGCGCAAAACGAAAACGTAACGAATCTTGAGCAAATGCAAAAAGTGATTGAAAACATCCGCGCAGAAGTCAGTGCCGCAATTTGCAAAAGCCAAGCGGAATTGTATTAACCCACTCGCCGCACTTTAAAAGTGCGGTCATTTTTAAAGGTTGAAAAATGAAATTTACATACGGATCGGTATGTTCGGGAATTGAAGCGGTAAGTGTTGCATGGGGAGATTTTGCAAAACCTTTATGGTTTAGCGAAATTGAGCCGTTCCCTTGTGCGGTATTGGCTCACCGTTATCCGAATGTTACGAATTTTGGAGATATGCGCAATTTACCGGAGCGCATTATTAACCGAGAAATTCCCGCGCCTGATGTTTTGGTAGGTGGTACGCCTTGCCAAGCGTTTTCGATAGCCGGGAAGCGCGAAAGTCTTAATGATGAGCGCGGAAATTTAACTTTAGTATTAATCCAAATTTTAGAGGCAATAGACAGTGTCAGATCAGCAGATGGAAAAGCCCCTTGCGTGCTTATTTGGGAAAACGTCCCAGGCGTGTTGTCCGCAAAAGATAACGCTTTTGGGTGTTTGTTGGGCGGATTGGTTGGAGAGTTTGAGCCATTGCAACCGGCAGGGGGGAAGTGGACGGGTGCAGGTCATGTGCATTCGCCAAAAAGAAATATCGCGTGGCGAATCCTCAATGCTCAATTTTTCGGAGTGCCACAATCACGCAGAAGAATCTTTCTTGTGGCAAGTGCTGGAAGATTCAGTGCCGCAAAAATACTTTTTGAGCAAAAAAGCCTGTGCGGGGATATTGCGCCGAAGTCAGAAAAGCACGCGAAAACTACCGGAACAACTGAAAACAGCGTTAGAAGTTATCGCAGGGGAAGATGTGACAAATATCACGAAACCAACATAGCAAGCACACAAACGGCACACATAGCAAAAGAACATAACGATTTAATTCTTTTCGACATCGCCGAAAGACGGGACGGCGCGCGAATTTATGGCGACATCACGCCAACATTAACGGCAAAAATGGGGACTGGCGGAAATAATGTTCCGTGCGTTAGCACAAATCAGATTTTACGCAAATTGACACCAGTAGAATGCGAGAGATTGCAAGGGTTCCCAGACAATTACACCCGCATTCCGTTTCGTGGCAAAACCGCAGAAAACTGTCCGGATAGTCACCGTTATAAAGCAATAGGTAACAGCATGGCTGTGCCGGTAATGCGGTGGATTGGTAAGAGATTATTTACAACCAGTTAATTAATAAAAAAAGGAAAACAAAAATGAAAGCATTTAACAAAGCAGAAGCATTAAAAGGCGCGCCGGTTGTATTACGCAACGGAGCGAAGGCGTTTGTAAAGTTTGAAATCGCCGCAGATCAACTGATTAACAGCAACAATATTAGAGACGCATTACATGGCTATATAGTCGGCCCGCTAAACATCGCGGAAGATATATTTAGCTGGAAAGAGGACGGCCGCGTTTGGGCAAAATCAGAAAATGCACTTGATATTGTTGGTATGTGGGAAGAGCCGCGCCAGAACATCACTATTCGTATTCCGCAACCGTTAAAAGCCAGTGAGATAATGAAAAGAGTAGGCGGAGAAATCTTTGTTGTTTGTCAGCCTAGTGGTCTGTATCTCGGTGCATGTATCAAAGAAATTGAGGTGACCACGGAAGGCATCAATTTGAATTCATGGGAATTGGTGCATAAAGGCTTTGCTTTTGCAACCAAAGCAGACGCGGAATCTTTTTTAGCCGCAATGAAAACCACCGTTGCCGAGTAATAACCAATGACAAACTGGGAACGAGAACGCGACATACGGGAAGCAGAAAAAGCGGCAAGAGAGTCGTTTTTTCAGATTTCGCCTTATGTGCCATATCAACCACAGCCGGAAGGGTTGAATATTCATCAATATGAATTGTTCAACTTTAACGCTGACGCGTTTCCGTTTGTCAATGAGTACATTTCAAAACTGCCGGAATATTTAAGCAAATATTTCGTTAAACGCTACATCCGCACTTTCCGCAAGAATGGTTATCGCGCCGCAAACAGTTGGGTGCGTGAAACCATGCAAAAGGGCATCCTTGACCGGGTCGAGGGCGTGATGAATCGTTATCCGATTTTAACCGCCGTCAACAAGCCAAAAGGCAATGTATATACCTTCGGCTTTATCAAAAATAAAAAAGTATTGCGTAAATCAGTAGGTTTAGACGAGTTCACTCTGCATGACGTAGAGGACTTTTCTAAATCTATTGCCGCAGAACTCGAAGAAATGGTTGCGGAATTTGAAGATAAATACATTCGAAACCGCGCCACACCGATCACCGAAGAAGCAGAAATAGACCGCATTTTTACCGCACTTTATAAAAAAATGGCGTATTTCACCAAAATGAAAGGCGTCAACCCGCCGTTTTATAGCAAGTTTGAAAAAGGCAATTTAGATGACGAAAGCCTAAATATTGCTATCGAAAAAATGCGCTCCGAAAACTGGTGGCAACGTCAATTAATGGCGATTCGCTCACGCATCCGTGAGCATTTAGCCATTGCCGTTGGTCAAGTGCAAGCCAAGGCAAGCCCTTATGCCAGCCGCGAGGCTATCGCCGAATGGAAAACACAAAAACGCAAAAACCGCCAATACATCAAGCAAATGGTTTTAATCAACGAAGACGACCAAGAAGAAATCATTGCACTGGATGAAATGTTTTATAAGACCGTTTCCAATCCTGCGGTGCGCCGTTGTGAATTGATGGTGCGCATGCGCGGCTTTGAAGAGGTGGCTAAACAACTTGGCCACGCGGGCGAGTTTTACACATTGACCGCCCCAAGTTGCTATCACGCCGTACACGCTCACGGCGGCTTTATTAAAAATTGGAATTTTTCAAGCCCTGCCGATACACAAAAATATTTATGTTCCGTCTTTGCAAAAATCCGCTCAAGACTTAAACGACAAGGAATAGACCCTTACGGCTTCCGAGTCGTTGAGCCGCACCATGACGGCACGCCGCACTGGCACTTATTGTTATTTATGCCACAAGAACACGTTGACGCCTGCCGCGCAACGTTTAAGCGTTACGCGTTGGAAGCGTTCGGGGACGAAATCGGCGCGCAAGAACACCGCTTTACCGCAACGGCGATCGACTGGGAAAAAGGCAGTGCCACCGGCTACATTGCGAAATACATTGCAAAAAATATTGATGGCTATCAATGCGATGACGACACCGACGACGAGACGGGCGAAAAATTGAAAGATATGGCCGCGAACGTTTCTGCGTGGGCGAGCAAATGGCGCATTAGACAATTTCAGCAAATCGGCGGTTCTCCGGTTTCCGTTTGGCGAGAATGCCGCCGCAAACGTGGCGCCGCCG